CAATGACTAACTGCAACCCTTGGGTTGGAGTCAGCTTCGACACAACCAACCGCAACTGCAAAGTCGTCAACAAAGGCGCATACGGCGGCGACAACCCAATCTTCGTGCTTCACAACACCGGTCACGTTCTTCGCCTAGTGCAGGACACCGAAAGAAAAACAGTTGAAGAAGCAATCGACTACTACGCCGAAGAAGGAGTCGAAGCTCGCAAAGGCGCATACACCGATCTGATGATCACTGTTCAAGGCCTTAACCGCTCAGTCGTCTGATCGACACCAAAACAACCGGACGGGCCGCTCCTTCGGGAGCGGTTCTTTCGCGTCTACGCAGATTCGTTGATCATCTTGCAACGGGGACACTGAATCCGCCACGGAGCAGTCACCATCAACGCCAACTTCTTCACACAATTAGCGCAACGAACTTCGATCCGAGTTTCGCGTTGATGCTCAGGCGTACGCCTGACCTCACCATACGCGTCGGCTACGTCAGAACTCTCAGGGTCTGGTAATTGCATGAAAAGACCGCTCGCTCCTGTGGGTCACGTTCCAAATAGAAAGGTGATTGCATTCCGTTGGCACGCAAGTAATACACACCAGACAAAGACTCGTTATCAATCTTCTGCATCTGCTTATAAATATCCTCAGCTAACGCCGACGCATCCGAATACGAAGCCGCACGAACTAACACCTGCGCCCTTGGCCGAGTGTAAGCAGGCAACGACGAACCACCCATCGCATCCACAGCGCTCTGACCAGACGTTTCGATAATAGCTACACAAATATCGGGAGTCTCAGGCATCCGCCCAAGAAACAAATTCGTGCCCAACACCAAAGTTTGTGCGGTCACATTCGCCACCAAATAAGTACCGACCTCAGGAAGAAACGCCACGTTCAGCCTCCTTCAAAATGTTCATGCCAGCAGCAATCAAACGCTGCTTAAAGCCGTTCGGCCACGTCTCGGTTTCACGATCAAACGGAAACTCCAAATACTTTGGACCACCAAACGTCGTGTTACCCGGTTCAGTAGGTCCAGAACCTGACCTGCCACCCGACTTCCGTTTGCCCGGTGGCTTCGGCGGATGATACAAATCTCTGTTCTCATGTTGGACCAACGCATACGGCGCACTAGGACCACCATAAGAAATCGTTGCTTCCATCGTGCGACCAGACAACTTCGGAAAGTCAATGTCTTGGCTCGCTCTGAGAATTCCTTCGTCCACCGGAACCATCGTGTCAGCATCACCAGCAATATCGACAACCGCAGACGTAAACGCAACCAACATGGCACGCTCCGCGTCGATAGCGTACGCATTCAACTTTTGTTCAAGTTCTTTGATGCCCGTTATGTCATGTTTGATTCCCACATCAACCACGCTTCGATTTGGAGCCAACATAAACAACCTGAGCGACTTGACCAAGCGGATCACGTTTCGTGTTCACTCGAACAATCGGACGAGTCTCAGAAATAGGTGACGGCAAAGTTATTTGACTTGTGATGTCTACAGCGATTGTCGCGTTCGGAATATAAGCAATGTAATCAACATCAACCAAGTTCTCGTCAGCAGTGCGACGCGCTTCTTCAACTCTGATGATGTAAGCATCGTAAGTTGTAGCGCCACCGCTAAACGTGCGTTCACCATAACTATTCACAGTTGACGTAGTACGAATCTCTACCGTGTCCGGTGTCATGTTGACTTTGAGATCAGTCATGAACTGTTGCGATTGTAAAGCCATCAATCTGCCCCGGAATAATTACTCACCACGTTTTCAGCACCGCCACGCTTGTTCGTCCACTGACCACGCGAGAAGAACTCTGGAACAATGTCCGGGTTCTCTTGGTCAATGTCTTTGTCAGATATTTTGATGCCGCCAGCGTACGGAGTCGGCGTGTTGCCTTCTCTCAACGCTTGCTGCTTCAAAAGCGCTGCCTGTTCCCGAGCGTTGGTCGCCTTCTGGAACATATCGACCTTCAGATCGCCCACGCTTTGATCTGCGAGCCTGCTGAACTTCGACGCTATAGCGATCATCACCCGATATGCGACTTCGTAGAGAGCCGTTGTGGCCGTATCTGATCCAGTGACCTGATTATTGGTCCACGCTATTTCCTCATCGTTGATGAGTTGATCGTTGGTGTCGGTGTCACCAGTCAAAAACCGGATCGCAGCTAAAGCGCTAGCCGCCGGATCGCCGCCATAAGTCCAAGTCATCAGCCGTAGAACACTGAACCGGCATGAGTGCCAGCCCCCGATAATGTGACCCGAATACCAGTACCAACTTTGATCCCACCGGCATAACGAAGATTGACTGATTCGTTAGCGGCAAGAGTGACCTGAGCAATCAGCGTTCCAGAATCAGCCACGTTGTCATAAATCTTGATGACCTTGGCACCGGTGGAGGTAAAACATCCACCAAAGAAGATGCCGTCACCAGTAAGCACTGTCACCGACGTGTCAGCCACTGCTGAAGCGGTAGCGGCGTATGGGGGAGGGATAAGAGCCATGATTATTCCTTAATCGTTCCAGTGGGCAAGAATTGTGCCCGTTTGATTTCCAGCGCCGCTTTCTGATACTTCGACATATAAGCCATCGGGACAGGCCACACCACCATCATAGTTAACGTTCTCAGACGCATCTTCCGCTATGGCTTGCTGATAGATCAGCGTTCCAGTGTTATCGACGCCGTTAAACGCTTTCACCACTACTGATCCAGTACCACCAAGAGTGCTCGTATTGAGCACGCCTTCTGTCACGCTATTCAACGTGAAGCCGCCAGTGCCGCAGGTGAAACAGCCGCCCATAAAGATCGCGTTCTTTCGAGTTACCACCACGTCATTGACAAAATGTCGCTGAGTCGCTGGATAAGGCGGGACAACTCTGGCCATGTGCGATCCTTACAAATAGAAAGAGGGCCGAGTCGGAAGTGCCGACCCGACCCTCATTGTGTGTGATGCGTAAAGGTGGGTTTACGCTGCTACACAGTTACTCAGGAAGTACCCGAGCGCTGAAGAAACAATCTTGGTATCCCAAGCTGATTCAATTTCGATGCGGTCAGCTTTTTCTGCTTCCATACGGAAACGGCTGATCGCTGATGATGTTCCCATGCCGGAGCTAACACCGTTCCAGACCATCGTGTAACCCGCTGAAGGGACCATGAGGCCAGGATTCGCAGGCGTGTAGCAGACAAGGGCATCTCTGTCACCGATTTGGCTGTAGGAAGCGGTTGCTCCATTAGCTGCGGTGTTGTAGGTGCCAGCCATGATCAAGACACGATCCACATTGAACAAGCGTGCGAGGAGATCCTCGGTCACTGATTCTTGTGACGTGTATTTGATGCGGTCCACAATGTCAGCGTTGTCCATTAGGGCGCTGAACACTTTGTAACTCATGATGACCGTATTTGGCACGTAGCCAGTGTTGGTCAACACAGTGTTCTTTGCTGTCTCAACGTCCGCTATCGGGGTTGAGGAAGCAGCGCTCCAAAGGGTGCCGGGTGTTACATCGCTACCCCATACGCCAGTCGTGAAAGCTGAAGCAGCCCACTCGACTTCTTGGCGAATCAGCATTTGCTGAGTAAGGAAACGAGTCGCATCCATATCCATGTCAAGCGGCGCGTCTGCGTTCGCTCGGGTTTGGTCACCGATGTCCTTGTGCAAGGCGTAAACCTCAGCCGAGTAGGAAGCGGTGCTCAATGAGTAACCGGTTCCTGCTGATTGAGTTCCGTCTGCACGAAGTTGTACCTGATCCCTGAAGAAATCGGCTTGATCGTAAACAAAGTATTTGTCGCTTTGCTTCGATACCGACACCTGTGGGAAGGCTCGGGATGCCACGAAAGCGTATGCTTCCTGCATGTAGGCGACACTCATGTTGGTGAGTATCGCGTCTACATGGACATCTGTTGAAGTTGGGTTAGGCATTATTCAATCCTTCCTAAGCTGCTCGGCCTGCGCCAGCGCAGTTGATGAGTGCTGTGAAGGTTTCGCCTGCTGACGCTGCACCAATAGCGGTACCAACGAGATAAACCGTGGTGTCCGTACCGGCAACAATCGAGTCGGCTTGACCATCGGCTGAAGTGCCGAGAGACGCGCCTGCTGCGATTGTTCCATCAGCGGACATTTCAGAAATACCAAACGGGCGGACGATTGCAGCTTGTCCGGCTGTTGGGTTGTTCTGAAGAACACCAATGGGCTTGTCGGTGATAGCAGCGCAAGCCGTGACCTGAGTCGCGGATTGCAGCTTCACAAAGTAGTACTGCTTTGCTGACAAGTCGTCGTAGGCAGTAAGCGTGCCGAAGTCATTAGCACTAGTGAAATCGTATGCTGACATTTCAGCCTCGCTTTTCGTTCATGTAGTCGTTGTATAAAGAGGGGTTGCGTTCAGCTACAACAGTGATGCCCTTCGCAAGCGAAGTGACTTCACCCGAATCAACGAGCGATTGTGCTGCTTTAGTGATTCTGCCGTAAGCGTCCATCGCTCCATCTTCATCACCCTCGGCTCCAAGCTCGGTGAACACACCGGCCTCGGAAAGAGCAACGCTTGATGCGCTCAGGATTGCTTCAACTTCTTTAGCAACCTCTTGGTCGGCGGCGCGAAGGCGTACAAGGACCTTAGCGAAATCAACTGGATTTAAGCCCGGAAGAATTGCCCACTGGTGAGAAGCGGTAGCCGCTTTTTCCAGTTCCCGTTCCTCAATGAGTTCACGGTGGGCTTCTTTAGCCAAATCAAGTTCTTTCCGCAGGTCTGTAAGTTCCTTCTGCACCTCTGTTTGATCGGGGCCGTCAACTGATGCAGCTACTGGAGTTGTTTCTGTCGCCATTTCTGGGGCAGCTTCAACTTCGGTTGCTTCTTCAATTACGTCCTCGACTTCTGGAGTGGCATTGAGTTCCACAGTGTTCTCCTGTGAGTCGGGATTAATTACCTGATCGAGAGAAATGTCGAGGTCGTCTTCTGACTTCATAACCAACCAGCCTTCATGCAGATGCGCGGGATGATCCACGCCTGATGTTTCTTTAATGGTTAATTCAGTCAGCTTGGTCGATTTCGCCATTGCGCCTCCCGATGCAGACACAAGGATGGTAGCCGCATTGATACCCCTACCCCATGTATCTATGCGACAAAAATTATTTGAGAAATATACCGAATTGTGTTGCAAGGGGTACCCCTGCATGTATAATTGTGTGCATGGCAGCAGCACCCTTCACCAACTTGGCAGTCCAAAGAACTGTTGTCGATGCAATCCTCTGGACCGTCCGAACAATAGGAGAACTGATATGAAAGCAAACACCCAATACACAGTCACCAAAAAATCACAAGACCACGCCAGCGCAAAGTCATCACTAGACACCAGCTATGCAGGCTCAACCATCGGCATCACCGACGACAACGGTAAAGTCATCGCCCTATATGTTCGCAAAGGACAAGGCTTCGGTCCAGCCAGCGTTGAAGCTAACTACACCACCGCAGACGGCAACTGGACCAAGTTGGTTAATAAAGGCGCTGGCGAATACAAGGTGTATGACAACCACCCAGCACCCGGCGTCTACAAAAACATCAGGGCTGCTTGGAAAGCACAGGTCGAAACTCTTTACAGCGTAAAGGTGGGACGGTAACTAAATTAAACGAGTGCGGCGGATGGGAGATCAGCTTCCATCCGTTGCGCCTTCCCACCAATCGAATAACCACGGAGGTCACCAGCTTTAACCATATTCCAAGCCCACGGTTCCCAAATCACACCCATGAAAGGAGTATCAGCAGGAAACGCATACTTGGTGATGCCTTCACCCGGAACCGCCAACGCAGTTTCAATCGGCATCGGCCACGTCAACATCTCAACCATCTCACCAGCAGGCTTCTCTGAATGCTGCAAATAGATCGTGCGATCACCAGCACGCATCCAATCCCACAACGCTTTCTGCAAAGTCTCTTTGTCAGTGAACTCGCCGTGAGCATCTTCGATACCGGGAACGTAAACCGGTGCAAGCGTGAATCGTTGTTCCTCAGCCTTAGCAACAGGAACTGAACCCGTCATCGCCTTCACCATGTCAAGCGCTTTGACGCGCGCTTCCTGTTCTTCTTCAATGATGTCATGGCACGCAACCATTCCGTCAGTAACAACTTTTTGTGCGTGCAACGAATCGTGCCAATCGCCAAGCTCTTTGTCAGTGGAATAAGTCACACGCCGATCAGCGAACGATTCAATTTGGGCTAGCCGTGCATCAGCTTGGTCCTCAGTTGAGTAACAACCAAAAGAACGTCCAGTCTCTGAGTAAACGCAGAACTGCCCGTCTTCTTGACGAATCACTTTCCGAGTGGATTGCCGATACAACATTTGTTCTTCGTCTTCACTCATTTCCATTGGCAAAACAATGTGAGTCTCATCAATGTTTTCCAACATGATGGCTTCCTTCATATGGATCACTTCCATAAGAGGAGCGAGCAGAGGCGCACACTCTGGATGATCTAACATCAGCCGGTACGCCATCAACAGATGCGTCATCGCATCCTCGCCGCCAGCGGTGTTGCCATAGTCTTTTTGTTCGTCGTAATATCCGTAGGCTTTTAGCACTTCGGGTTCCTCATCTCTTGGTGCGTCAGGATGTGTTCGCCGCCACGCAGCCAACACCTTACGTTTAACTCCCTCAACTGCTTCTTCTGGTAGCTGCACACGGTTACCCCGGAAACCACCGGGACCGAGAGCAGCGAGAGCGCGCCCAACTTGGGCCGCTGTTTCTTTTTCTTCGAGACTGTCCCACAACCTGAGCTTCCATGTTGAAGGCTTCTCAGAATCTGGGACGTACGCGAACGCTTCCGCCGGGAAATCTTGGTCGTCTTCGCGTTTGGTTTCTTGTTTCTGAAAGAAGCCGCTCAAAGATTTACGTGTGGACATGGGATGGCCCTTCGGAAGTAGATCTGTATCAAACTTACCTCCTGAGAAGCTGCCAGTACGAACAGCGCGCAAAAATGCGTTCACTCTCGCATACGCCCACTGATCAGCAGAGCTAACACCGGGACGCACCGAACCGGGATTTGTGTTGTATGCGCCAACGCCTCTTTCAAAAACAGCAGACAGCATTCTCAGGTTCACGCGCTTCGATGAGGTGTCGCCGTGTTTCTCGTTGTGTTCTTCGACTTTGCGTTTCAGTCCTGCGGTGACTGACTGACTGAGTTGCTTCGCTAGTTCGTCGCGTTTTCGTTCCGCCCAACGCATCGCTCGGTCTTCTTGTCCAGCGGCGATGTCACCGCCCCAAGCAAGCCAAGCCCATTGTCCTGCGGTCATCGGCCCAGAGCCGTTCAGGTAATCTCTCGCACGATCTGAGCGGAGATCTGATCGGTGTCTAGCGAACCATGCGGCCATTCGCATGATTTTGTTTTCGCTTGCTTCGCCTCTTGCGAGGAGGCGCGTTTCCCTGAGTGTTTTGTCTGTTACGCCGCTGCCTTTGCGTTCGATGTTGTCGAGTGCGCGTCGTGCGTTGTTGGCGATGTAGTCAGGGACTGCGACCATGTTCTTAGCGTAGCCGAAAACTTTTTTAACGAAAGACGTTGCAAGGGGTTCCCCTTTGTGTATACTGATACACATGACAACAACCACCGAAACCATCCAAGCAGCCTTCGAGAACTTCTCAAAATGGGAAACTTACGGAACCTGCCACAAGGCACTTGAAAACAAAACAGCGACCTTGAAAGAAATCCAAGACATCGCATGGGCGACCTGCGAAATCAAACCAGACGTAGTTGAAATGCGAATGAATTATCTTGATCAACTCGCAGCAGACATCAAAGCCGGAAACTAAAACAAATCCCTCAAATAAACATTGCAAGGGGTAACCCTTCTGCTATACTCAATACTGACAGCAACCACATAGGAGAAACACAAATGAAAATCTTGACCAAGCCAATCGAAGCCACACTCCGAGCAAACAGCGACAAGCAACGAGAAGGCAAAGGCGAAGACTTCAAACCAGCAGTCAAACTGTTTGTCTGCGTCGGAGGAAACGCCACATGGCTTCTCACCGAAATGGCCGAAGACGGAATCGCCTTCGGCCTCTGCGACCACGGCCAAGGATACCCAGAACTCGGCTACGTCGATGTCAACGACCTCATCAAAACCCTCGGTTGGAGACTAGAACGAGACATGCACTTCACCGCTGACAAAACCCTTAGCGAATACGCAACAGCCGCTCGTGACAAGGGCATGGTGATTGCGTGAACCGAACCAGTAAGACGCTGCGGCGAGCGGCGCGAGATGGACAGATCATCTTGCGTCGCCGCGGCGGACGACACAACCACACCATCACTCGAACCCACGAACAACGGACAGCAATTAACGACTCAGCCAACAACTAGAATGCGAGGACTATGGCAATCGACCCATCAGGCGTGACTCTTGACAGACGCGCTCAAAGGCTCCGCCCTGTCTTGAATGACGACACCGCACGAGAGCTACAAAATATTTTCATCACAAACAAGCCGCAGAATTTGTCAGACATACCTGAACCGTTCCAAACATGGTTCAAGAATCCACGGCGAATTCCAAATGCCAACCGTCGCGTCATGGCGACCGAAGCAAACGGCGATCCAGTTTATATACAACTAGATGATGACCGAATCGCGTTCATCGCTGGACGACCCTAGCCAGCAGGATTGGCAACCGATATCGCTGATCTATTGAGCAGCACAAAAAAATCAACGCCATCTTCTGCGTCTGGGACACGCACGGCGTCGTACCCACGAATTGCGGCGAAGCGGTTTTGATCCATAGTGAGATCCTCAATCGCCTTTGCGCGTTTTGATAATTCGAGGTTCGCCGCGTAACCCGGTGACCCATCCAGAGGATCAGGGATAGCGTCCGCTAGACCGTCACCCCAACCTAACAACTTTCCTCTGTCATCATCCACAAACCTTCCTCGTTCTCTCAGGAATAACGCTTCACCTGCTTCTGAAAGCTCATCAGGAATTTGATTGTTAGGACCAAGACGGAAACCAAAAACATCTTCGTCAAAAAGTAGTTTTAATTCAGAGTCGGTCATCTGACTAAGCAACACCTCAGAACGAATTTTACCGTCCTCAAATAACTTCGTTACATGGTCAGCCTGTTTATCGAATCCAGCTTCTCGGAGAACACCTGAAACATCTAAATAATCTTCCGAATAGCCCCTGAAACCCAATGCGTCGCCATCACCGTAAAGAGAGATATCGTTATCACGCATCCACTGATCTTTTAACCGGTCAGCTTTGCCTCGATATTCATCGGCGGCAGAGCGCCACGGTTTACCTGTGATCGGATCAATCAGAGATTGTTCCTGTAGCAATCTCAAATCTTCAACATCAATTATCTTGGCGTCCTTATCAAGCGCCATCTTCAACACTTGACTTTCATCCCAGTTTGAGCCGCCCGATCTTGCCGTATTGATACCGAGCTTGCGCGTAGAATACGCCTCCGCCAGTTCCAGACTGTCTGAGGTATAGGTGCCGCTGCCGTAAATGCCTTGCCCTTGATAAGGCAACTCCGTATTGACAAGAAAATCATCAAGAAATCCATCAAGTTCTTGACGTGTATCAGCGCCAATCCCTCGATAAAGAATTTTGCGAGTCGGATCAGATTCAAGCGCCGCCATTTCCGTCCTGCTGATGATCGCTGGCCTGCTATCGAAGCCCTGCTCTCTTGCAATGACCTTCAATCCATAGTCCTCGTAATCACCATGAATCCACATACCTCGTTGCTCTGGCCCTGCTGCTGCCGCTAACGAGTTAGCTTCATCCATAAACTTTTCTGCATTATCGAGAAAGTATTCCTCAGACTGCATCGCTTCAACGCGTCCAACCGGTTCTGTAGGCAACGGCAAATCAATATCGTCACCATCCAAAAGCTCATCAGGAGCACCCGGCTGACCAATCAACTCATCTGGCGCAGCGACAACACCAGCACCGCTCGCAGCGTCATCCAAATCCTGAATCTTCAAACCCGGACGCGTCGGACGAATCAACTGCATTGGACTACCCGTCTGACCAGTCCCAGTTGTAGTCGGCAAACCAAACGTCATCGGATCAGGCAACATTCGCACCGTGCAACGACAATTCGGATGCGCTGGCGGAGCCTGACCCGGAGGACCAAACGAATCACGTATCCCAACCGTCACACCATTTAACGGAACACAAATCGGACACACGTCAAACGACGACGTAACCCACTGTTTTTTTGCGAGGGTAGGATCAACCAAACCCTGATCCGCGGCCTGCCACATGCCTTGCAGACGCCCCTGATTAGAAGCTCGCATCAACTCCGTACGCGCAATCATTCTTGCCCGTGACCGTCGCAGCCGACTTCCGTAACTATCAACCTTCTTCTTCAACTGCACCGCTGACAAATTCGGA